GGCTGCTAATCCATTTCTAGCAGTGCCTACACCAGTAGTATCTGTAGCAACTACACCAGTATTTGATACTAGATTAGTTACTGCTGTTACAGCCACTGCTGGATAAACTGATCCAACATCACCGTATCCAAATATACCTTTGTCAGTACCATAAGTAGCGGCGGCTAAACTATTTCTAGCAGTGCCTACACCAGTAGTATCTGTAGCAACTACACCAGTATTTGATACTAGATTGGTCATTGATACTAAAGTAGTTGAATAACCATATCCAAATATTGCCTTGCTTGAGGGGGGAGGTTGCTTTGTTACACTTACCCCGGCTCCAAATGAAATTCCTGCTCCAATATCCATAATATATCTTCCTTTATATTATTTATCAGGAAACTATAGTGTTGTAACCTATTACACGGAACCATAACTTGCGGATGCGAGCCAACCTCTGGTAGTACCTACACCTGTAGTATCGGTAGCTACAACTCCTGTGTTTGATACTAGGTTGGTCATTGATAACTTAGTATTGGTAACATTTTGACCATATCCAAATATAGCCTTATCGGTACCATAACCTGCGGCTGCTAATGAATATCTAGCAGTGCCAACACCGGTAGTATCACTAGCAATAGTACCTGTATTACTTACTAGATTAGTTATTGCTGTTACATCCCCGGATACTGTACCAAAACCAAATCCAAAAATAGCTTTATCAGTGCCGTAGCCTGCGGCTGCTAATGCATACCTACTAGTACCGACACCTATCACATCATTACCAACTACACCTGTATTTGAAACTAGATTGGTGATTGAGTTTGGACCACCACCTGTTCCATATGAAAAAATAGCTTTATCAGTACCGTATCCTGCGGCTGCTAACGCATATCTAGCAGTGCCAACACCTGTTACATCATTACCAACTACACCTGTATTTGAAACTAGGTTAGTTAGTGAATAAGTTGTTGCTCCGATTCCATATCCAAATATAGCTTTATCAGTTCCATAGCCTGCGGCTGCTAACGAATATCTAGCAGTGCCAACACCCGTAGTATCTGTAGCAACTACACCTGCATTTGATACTAGATTGGTCACCGATACTGCCGCAAATGACCCATCTCGCCCAAATCCAAATATAGCTTTATCAGTACCATAACCTGCGGCTGCAAGTTGTTGTCTAGCAGTGCCAACACCCGTAGTATCTGTAGCAACTACACCTGTGTTTGATACTAAGTTAGTTATCGAAATTTGTGTACCGGAATTATTAGTACCATATCCAAAAATTGCTTTATATGAGGGTGGGGGTTGTGGAGTTACACTTACTCCACCGCCAAATGAAATTCCTGCTCCAATATCCATAATATATCTTCCTTTATATTATTTATCAGAGATCGCCCTCTTTTCGATTTTCACTATAAAATGCGTCAAAACTGCCACCGGGATAGCGACTTTCTAACTTCTTAACATTCTCAGCAATCACTTCATTTGGATCTAAATTCAATGCTCTACAAGCATTAATCCAATACCAAATTACATCTCCTAACTCACGTTTCATATGATAAACATTCTCATCTGTTAGTGCTTTTCCCTGAAAGAAAATCTTTTTGGGAATCTCAATAAACTCTCCAGACTCTGCGGCTAAACCCAAACAAGCGGTTAACAATAATGGAATATTAACATCTGGACCATGCTTTGTTAATCCATCATTTAAATCTATTTCACAATTACTATCTAATCGGTCTAGAGTGTCCATAAATGTAGTCAAGTCATTACTTGGTTTACTTGTTACAGCCTTTACAAATTCACTATATTTGTTTAAATCAATGTTACTCATTAAAATGCTTTCAGTATAATCATGTTCTCATTAAAGCGTCCATTGGGTGCTGTAGCAACTGCTTTAATATCTTTAAAATACTTACGTGCCGCAGGCTTACTACCCATTACTTCTTTAATCTGCTCAGCCGGTTTACGTAATGTCTTAACTTCACTTTGTGCGGTATCAAATCCGAGCAATGTATTACCTTTAACAGTAAATGCTTTACTGTAATCATCAGCAATGTAATGATGTAACTTACGTTTTGCACTATCATAAATCCAAGCCTCACTAGCTCCATGTAATTTGATCGGACTAATGCTTGCCAAATCAAGTTTGCTTGCAGTATCTTTAAATACTTTTTGATATTTCAATTTAGCTACAATTTTCTCAACAGGCACAGCTTTACGTGCCCTAGGAGCTTTAGCGGCTTTCTTAACACTAATGTAACTGTTCAAATCATTGATAACCAATTCAATGAACTTAACAATGTTCTTAACTTGCGTTTTAGTTAAATGGTCGTAACCTTGCACTAGTTGTGCATCGGTACCTTTGAGTAACTCCTCAAACTCATTTTGTTTCTTTTTCCATACTTCAGTTAAAATACTGATATGTTGTGGCATCACATTCTTTTTAGCGACTTCATCCATAGGACGTAGTGTGTGCTTTGTAGGTGCACCAGATGTAATGAACTCATCAAACAATCCTTCAAGTTCACCACCAGCTTCACGTGCTTTGTCACGCAAAATTTCCTGAATGTTGGGTCGTGATGGTGCCTCAACTTCAACTTTTTCTTCTTCCGGTTTGTGTACTAACTTTAGCAAACGATTGATTTCGTTTTCAAGTGTTAGTTCCTCATGCTCGGTTAATGATAGTCCACGCAATTGCATACGTGCTAACCAGCACAATGTTAGTAAGAATTCATTTTCATGTATCTTACGCATAATCTTAGCATCAGTAGGACGTTTATTGTATTCCAAATATTGGGACAATAATTCTTTAGCGTCTTTCTTACCATAAAAACGATGATACCAAGTAAAACTACGCATCAATGCGACTCTACGTTTATCCTCATCTGGTTGTAGTACAAATAAGGGTTCATCCCCATAATGTTGTACATCTGCATCCCGAGGATTCAATGCTTTAACTAGACTATGGTCCTCTGTATTACGCTTACGTGTTGCCATTAGGCACTCCTTTGTATTGATTTTATTATTATAACATAACCCATATTTATTGTCAACCTTAGGATTCAAGCGTAGGACATTGCGATAAATACTATTATGCCAAAACTGTCACTATACCGCCCAAATAAACAAAATGATTATCGTTTCTTCGATAGGACAATATCCGAAGAATTACGTGTTGGCGGCACGGATTTATACATTCACAAGTATTTAGGTCCAACTAATCAAGGACTTAGTATTGATTATACTCAACCAGAATATGATAGTTTAAATCCTACTAATATTCAGGATCTATTATTCCTAGAGAATAGAGATAGAACATACGATCCAAACATTTATAGATTACGTGGTCACTATAATGTACAGAATTTAGACTTTGATTTAAGTCAATTTGGTTTATTTTTAAATAACGATATTATCTTTATCAATGTACATTATAATGATATGATTGATATTGTTGGTCGCAAGTTAATGGTGGGTGATGTATTAGAATTACCTCACTTATTAGATTATAATCCATTAAAAGAAACTATCCCAGTAGCATTAAAAAGATTTTATAGTATTACTGATGCTAACTTTTCTAGTGAAGGATTTAGTCAAACATGGTATCCACATATGTGGCGTATTAAATGTGAACCATTAGTTGACAGTGAAGAATTTAGTCAAATATTAGCTGAACCAATTAACCAAGATAACTATTTAGGATTATGGGATAAAGATAAAACATATCCACCGGGTTATGTTATTACATTTGGTGATAAGAATTATGTCAGTAAAATAGAAGTACCTATTGGCATTATGCCACCAAATCCAACATATTGGGAGTTAGATACGGCATCAAATCTTAAAGATATTCTCGCTACTTATAATAAGAATATTGCAATTAATAATGCGGCATTGGAAGAGGCTAAACGTCTTGTACCTAAATCAGGATATGATAATAATAATTTATATATTGTGCCTACATATGGTGTATTTGAAACTGATACACAATTATCAGGTAAATATAATCAACCTGCACCACCTGTTAATGTTATAATATCAAACTTTGGTCCGCCTACTGCTACTGTACAAATGATGCGTTCTTCACAATATAGAAACGCTAGCCCAGTATTACGTATACCTGCTAATTCAGTAAAAACAATTTGGGATATGACACATGAAGGCGGTGCAATAGAACCTAGTGCAACGTTGTCATTACGATCAATGACCATTAAACCTACATTAACTGACACTGGTTCAGGTGCAGTATCAGGTGATATTGTATTGACACTTGATAGTATTGGCGTCATTACAGGACCATATGGTACAGCAGATAATACATATGCAACGGCTGACCAGAATCCAGAATTACCAGGATTTACCGATGAGATAACACCAGACATGGACTTTAGAGCAGATTGTGATCCACGATTCCAATTCATTGCACGTAGTAGTCCAAGAAGTTTTGGATATACAACAGGTTACTTAGATGGTACAGGTGAAGCTCCAAATGGATTCCCAACAGGTGCTGGCATTAGTTTCCCGCAAAATCCTCAAGTAGGAGATTATTTCTTACGTATAGATTATTTGCCACAATTACTATATCGTTGGGATGGTCAATTGTGGATAAGAATTTCACAAAATGTAAGAACAGATACCGGTATGACTACAGGAGATTTGTCACAACAATCTAGCTTCATAAATAATAGCAATGTAACAGTATTAACTGATGGCACAACTACTACACAGAAACAGGCATTGAGTACAATACTTACAATTGCACCAGACACGATACCACCACAACCTTAAAGAATATATATGGCAGCTTTCTTCTATGATAATCAGGTACGCAGATTTTTAATTCAATTTGCGAAAATTTTTTCCAATTGGGAAGTTACCAAAGGTAAAGATCCTGCAGGTAATGAGATATTTGTTCGTGTTCCTATTATGTATGGTGATAGTAGTAGACAAGCTAGCACTATCATAGCTAATAACAGTGCAAGTAATTTGCCGAGTGCACCACTGATGACTTATTATATCAGTGGATTAGAATACGATCAAAAACGTACACAGGACCCTACGTTCATTGATAAGATACAAGTTCGTCAACGTGCATACAATAATGACACACAAAATTATGAGCAAGTACAGGGGCAAGCATTTACAGTTGAAAGATTAATGCCCGTACCTTATACATTAAGAATAACAGTTGATTTATGGACTACTAATTATCAACAGAAATTGGAATTAGTTGAACAATTAGGCACATTGTTTAATCCATCATTAGAAATACAAAGTACTGATAACTTCATTGATTGGACAAGTTTAAGTGTTGTATATCAAGATGGTATAACATTTACCAGTCGCAGTATACCACAGGGTACAGGTAATCCTATTGATGTATTAAGTTGGAAATTTTATATGCCCATCTGGTTAAGCAATGCCGCTAAACTTAAAAAGATGGGTGTTATCGAAAAAGTTATTGCCAGTATCTTTAAAGGTCAAGCACTACAAGATATACAAGATGATGATTTGTTATTGGGTACTCGACAAAAGATTACACCATATGGATACAAACTATTGTTGATAGGTAATAGACTTCAACTATTACCTGCTGATGAAGCATTTTATCCAAGCAATGAAAGTTTAGAATACCCTCCTCCACCTGACACAAGTTTATATTGGAGTAGTTTATTAAATGTATATGGAACATTACGTCCGGGTATCAGTCAAATATGGTTACAAAATCCATTTATGACCACTGATATCGTAGGTACTATTGTTCCTGATCCATTAGATGATAGATTATTAATATATGATATCGATGCCGACACCCTGCCACAAAACACATTGGATCCTGTAGACAGTGTAATTAATCCAACAGTCACAGGACCAAACGCAGGGTTGCCTAGTCCTATTAACGGGCGTAGATATCTTATTGTAGAAGATATTGGTAGTCCAGACAATACTACCATAGCTTGGGGAAATTTAGTAGCCAATGCAAATGATATCATTGAATATGATGGTACATCAAGTGAATGGTTTGTATCATTTGATAGTCAACTGGCTACTACCATTGAATATGTAACTAACCTTACTACTGCCTTACAATATAGATTTGATTATATCAACAACGTATGGATGAAATCATTTGAAGGCTGGTACGACCAGGGATCGTATTCAATTGTGATTTAATATAACTTCCCATCCAGCTAATGATTTAGTTTGCTTTCTAACCAAATTAGATGCTTGTGCATATTGTATACCCAATGTCCTGAGAAATAATGTCATTTCATAACAGGTTTCTTGTTTTATTTCTCCGGTAATCTTATTACGAAAGGTGAATGTCTCTTTAATTGCCCTAGCATTGTTCAACCCTGAATTTTTTTCTTTGTTAATTTTCATTACTTTGGGCCTACTGTTTATTTCAATACTTATTCTACTTCTTTTTTCTTTTATTTCAGGAAGTTGATTTGTAATTGCAAGTGATTTTTTTCTTTTATCTATTGCATCCTGACTGAATGCTTTAATGAGCCTATTATGTTTTTTAACAGGATCGGCCTCTCTTTTTAGAGCAGCCATTCTACGTTTTTCTTTTGTTTCTGACAATAAATCTGTATTTTTTCTTTTTTCTTTTGCGGCTGAAAGATTAATAGCTTTTTTCATATTTTCATTTCTTTTTATTGACACTGCAGGATCACTATAATTAATACCTTTACTATTTTTCTTATTAAGGTAATCATTGCGCTTAGCGGCATTAAGTCTATCTAATACTCTTTTTTCCCAGTTCAACGCTTCATTAATTCTATTTTCATTAGTGAATGTATTTCTTATTTCTATAATACTAGGTACACCATTTTCTTTAACATAAGCGTTAACGTAATCACTGGATGTAAAATATGTTACGAATAGATCGGATGGGTGACAGTTTTTTGCGTATCTAACCCCATAATATTTCATTCCAGTAGACCACTCTAGATAATAGGTATATGGTACATTATAATATTGCATGATTGATCCTTTTATATATTTATCATTAAGGTGATTATTCTATAAAAAGTAATTATTCTATCGTCATCTAATACTGTGATAAATCATAGTATGAGTAATATTTCTGCAGGTGTCTTTTTTTATTCCGGTACTACTAACCGTTTCTTATATCTATTAAGAAATGATAATAGAAACCCGGGTAACTGGGGAATACCTGGTGGTAAGATAGAAAGTGATGAAACATTACTTGAAGGACTACAACGTGAATGTATGGAAGAAATAAATTACTTTCCAAATCATGCTAAACTTGTGCCCATTCAAAAGTTTGTAAATAATACATTTACCTATCATACATTTTTTTGTAAAGTGTCAGAAGAATTTACACCTATATTAAATGAAGAACATTGCGGTTATGCATGGGTAGGTGAGAAACAATATCCTAAACCATTACAGCCGGGATTATTCAATACTGTTAATTTTGATATTGTTCAATCTAAGTTAAATGCACTTACAAAAAAAGAGACCTAAGTCTCTTTTTTTATTTTAGCAATTTTGCTATCGTATCGAATCC